TTACGTACCCAAATCGACGCTTTACAACGAACCATTCGAGAACATGAACAACGGTTAAGAGGAGGGACGGTTCAAACGGAACGCAAGGTCTTTATTCGCAAATGTCCTAATCCTCAATGTAGAGGGTTCTTATCGTCTCAGTGGAAGTGTAACCTCTGTGACAAAAAAACTTGTAAGGAATGTAACGAGTGTATTCTAGATGAAGGTGATGATGAACACAAGTGTGACCCTAATAATGTGGAAACCGCGAAGCTATTAGCAAAAGACACCAAACCTTGTCCGAAGTGCGGGGAGATGATTTTTAAAATTGACGGATGCTTTGCTAAGGATACACCCATTCTAATGTGGGACGGCACCGTTAAATTATCGCAAGATATTCGAGTAGGAGACATACTCGTTGGAGACGACGACACTCCCAGAAACGTACTCCAGCTATGTTCAGGGGAAGACGAGCTTTTCAGAGTTGAACAAGAACACGGAATAGAATATACAGTAAACTCCAAACATACATTAGTCTTACTATCAGCACTTGTTCTTGACGAGATTCATGAGATTAAGGTGGAAGACTATCTAGCATTACCTCCAGAACAAGTTGATTCATTCTTCGGATGGAAGAGCGATGATGGTCGTTATCCGGTAACAAACATCAAAGTCACTCCTGTAGGCAAAGGACGTTATTATGGTTGGATGGTCGACCAAAATCATAGATTTCTACTCAAAGACACCACAGTAGTGCGAAATTGCGACCAGATGTATTGCGTCCAGTGCCACACTGCCTTTAGCTGGCGTACCGGACGGATCGAAACAGGCGTCGTCCATAATCCACACTACTTTGAGTGGTTAAGGATGAATAATCGAAATGCCGAAGGTGGGGAAATGGTCATCCAATGTGGACGAGAGATTGACCACCACTTCGTTAGAACCGTTCGTAATACCTTTGCAACTAACGCTATATGTCTATGTAGAAACGTTCTCCACTTTAGACAGGTTGAACTTCGTCGTTATCAAACCAATCCCTTCCTAGACAACCAGGACTTGAGGGTCATGTTTTTGAGAAATCGGATCACCGAAGAAGACTTCAGAATAACCCTTCAAAAAAGAGAAAAGGCGCATCAGAAAAAAGGGGATATGTACAACTTGTTCGTCATGATGATTCAGTGTATTACTGAAATAATATATCGATACCATCATAGTGATCGAAGAGGTATAGGTGGGTTCGAGCAATACTTCGATGAGGTCCTCAATCTACTTGAATATGTCAACTCCTGTCTTCGAAATATATCCATTACATATAATTGCCAGAGATACATAGTTACTAGTCAACTCAATGTAATTGCCTGTCGACAATAAATTGATTATTTTACAACCCAAGTTCTCATATTTGCATCAAACTATGAAAACCCAAGAACTCATTTTCAGCCTTGTCAAGGCACAACTTACTCCTCTTCTTGAGGAAAAAGCTATCGATCAAATTTTGAACGAAGTTGAGACCCAGATGCACATGTGTTGTGTTCACGTCATGACGACCGGGAAGCGAGTGGGAGAACCCTGTAATCGAAAGTGCCCAGGCTCGTTGTATTGTAAAACTCACGATGTGCTCTACAACGGTAAACAATGTCAACACGAATCAAAAAAGAGGTGCACTAAGATGACTTATGATTTGTACTGTAAAACGCACGCAAAAAAATACTTGCCTCAGTCCGAGGAACCGGAGTCTAAGGAACCCGAAGAACCCGAAGAACCGGAGTCTAAGGAACCCGGGGAACCGGAGTCTAAGGAACCCGAAGAACCGGAGTCTAAGGAACCCGGGGAACCGGAGTCTAAGGAACCCGGGGAACCGGAGTCTAAGGAACCCGAGGAACCGGAGTCTAAGGAACCCGAGGAACCGGAGTCTAAGGAACCCGAGGAACCGGAGTCTAAGGAACCCGAGGAACCGGAGTCTAAGCAACCCGAGGAACCGGAGTCTAAGCAACCCGAGGAACCGGAGTCTAAGCAACCCGAGGAACCGGAGTCTAAGCAACCCGAGGAACCGGAGTCTAAGCAACCCGAGGAACCGGAGTCTAAGGAACCGCTAGTTACTACTAGACCGAAAATTCCTCCTAAAACTGTTACGAAACCATCAGTTACGGTACAAAAACCTGAAACTGTAAAACGAGTACGTTTGGAAGCGATAACCGAGCGACTAGATTTTGAAACTTCCTCTCAAAGCATTCAAGAAATCGATACTTCACAACCTTCACAACCTTCACAACCTTCACAACAACACCTTGTGCCACAAGACGTACAAGTAGTACAAGTAGTACAAGTTACTCCAGCCGTTAAGATACATCGCGCGGAACCGCTGGAAGAAGAAAAGAAGGAAGAAGAGGAGGAAGATGTCTATGAGATGTTGAATCGAAGATTTGAAGAACGTATGGATGCGCTTAGCAATCGACCGATGCGCCTTGATACCCCAGAGTTTAAGTATCCAATCGAAGTTGAGTATTCTTATGAAATCACTCCTTGCTTGGAAGAAGGCTCAGATGACGATAGTGAGATTGATACTTCAGACTTGACAGAAAAGTATGACATTGAGGAATCATGGGGGTGCCAGTACTGGATACCTGCGACTAACTTCTATTGCACCGAAAAGACAGTTGTGAATAATCAATACTGCAAAAAGCACAAAAGTCAGGTAACGAAGAACGCCCCCTTTAAGTTAGACTATCATGAACATACGCTGTTAGATGTCGATCCGGTATTTTGTCGAATATATGGGTTTACAGGTCAATTCTGGTACCCTCGGTTACTACTAGCAGCAAAGCCGACTTCTGAGGGAATGGTAGTAATCGGACGAGTGCTTGGAAAACGATGGTTAAAACAGCTTACTCGTAGAGAAATTAAGCGTTGTCAAAACAATGGACTGTTGTACAAAGTTCTTCCTCAGGAAGTGATACACTTTAACTACAGTGTTCCCCCGATTGAGACCCTTAAGGGAGAAGGCTTTACAAGTTACGACCAGATGCGTTTTGATAGACCTCGTCTGTATATCAAATACTGGAAGATATGGAATGGGTATATCGAAGAGCGAAGAAAGTTTATTCGAAAGTACGATGGATTCAAGGACAAGAAGAAATGGATGAAAGAACACTTCTTTTCTCCATTACCCGATTGGGACCAACTAAAGCGTCGGTACCACTGCAGAGGACTTGAGAACCTTATTGTCCCACCTCCAACGGTGGAACAAGTACAAGACAAGGAGTTTGATGCCTGGGAGTACTGTTATAATTGGGTTTCTGAGAATTGTCCAGAAAAAGCCTTCAAACCTCATTTTCCGCCTATGTTCTTGGACCATCCAGATCCTTATGACATGCGTTCGCGGCCGTATAAGAACACCCCGTTACAAGAGAAGAAAGTGGATTTACAAGCCCCTGAGAGAACGAAGCACTACAATCGTGGACCTACGGAGTGGTTGGAACAGATTGAGAAGGACCAATGGATGCAAATTTATTTTTAATAGGTTGGTTTTTTGGAATATTCCTTGAGAGCCTTGAATAATTTTAAGATTGAATAAACCGTTATACTTACTAGAAACACCGAATTGACTACAGTTCCCCATAATACTAGAGAATCCGTATTTGTGTTAGAGAGTACGCTTGAAACTGAAACCGTTGTTAGACGTGGAATTACGGTTTGTCCGGAATTTGCGGTGGGTTCAACGTTTAATAGGTTCAATACACATTGGTCATTATTTTTCGTGAAACTAAATGTATATCGAAGGTTCTGAAAGCTTAATGTATCGGATGGATACCATCTTATATCGAAAACAGCAGCAGTTCCGTTACTTCCTTCTACGTCGTAAACTTTCCTTATTTTTTCGACTACGATATTTAAGTTATTTTTATCTTTATAGTATTGCAGGATGAATTGCATAATGTTATTATCCGAAAAACAAGGTTCCGTATTAGGTATATTTGGTCCAGGGTATTCATTGTAAGTGATCGTACTTTTTCTGAAGAGACTGAGTAAGGCGATATTTATGGCGAAATAGGCTATTAAGAGGGGTAAAATTAACCAGTATGGAATCAGTTCGGTTACATACTGCAGAAAGAATCCTGCTAGAAATATAACGGAAATGACCAGGTTGTAAATTTGGAGATTAAGAGCGGCATTTCTATCCTTTCCTTCGGGGATACTCGCCTTGTTGAAGTTGCCGATAATCATTGAAAGCATCGCGATATTGACAATAAGCGTACAGAAAACAAAGAGCTCGACAAGTTTAACCTCTTTGCTAACTTCGGTCTGAAGCAAAGTACTCTTAATTCCCAAACCTCTTTGTCGAAGTGCCAATTCGGTCTTATATTTTTCAATGTACCGTTCAGCCTGCTTCTTTTCTTCTTGTTGTTTTTCAAGTGCTTTTTCCACATCCTTTAGTTGTTCGGTTTGTTTGCTAATCGCGTACTTTTTGGGGTCCACATAAGAACGTATTCCTTCCTCTTTTCTACGCAACTTGCTTTCGTAGGGTTTACCGAATATACTCTGGTCGTACCCGCCCACGTCATACTTTTTATATTTACTAACGTCTCCGCCGTCATAATATCCAAGAGTCATTTATTAATACGAAGTTTTTTTAACGTTCCAAATTTATGCATTTGCTCGGGACACAACCCCCACCACTACCCCCACCCCCACCGCCGCCACTACCCCCACCGCCCGGGGCTCCAGGAGACGGCGGAGGAGGTAATTCTCTAGTGATTGTTGTATTACAGGGTTGTTGGAAGCAATGACCCGGGTAATCAGTCCACCGGACGACTTTTTGTGGAGAAAAGATTTGCGGACTCCATCCAGCCCGACGAGGATAAACAGTAGCCTCTTCGGAGAAAGGATTGCTTACAAAATAGAAAGGGTAGGGAAACATGTTCATCCTCGGAATTTCGGAGAATCGTTGAGTATCCCAATAAGTACCGTAGGTGGGGTCGGTACTAAAAGCCTTTCTTTCGATTTGTTTACGAAGATTTGGTTCCATGGATATTTATTGTTAGACAGAAAATAAATTGATAATACTTTAAGTGAATGGTACATAATAATAACAATGATTATGTCCAACAACTCTGTATTTGACTGCATCGAATTTGGGGTGTTATCGGTCAACGATATTCGAGAGATGTCGGTGGCTGAGATTAGTAACACAAAACTATCCGGTCCGAATAGTGTTTACGATGAACGTTTAGGACCTACAATCATTACAAAAGATAACTGTGTAACGTGCGGTCTCACGTCCAAGTCTTGTACTGGTCATTTTGGACACATCAAATTGGCACACCCAATATTTCACCCTCTTTTTGAGAAGGATATCTTAAAATTACTCAAGTTGTTTTGTTTCTCCTGCTATAGACTCATCCAAACGGACGATAAACCAGTGGAAGCTCAAAAGGGTGTATTCAAAAAAATCGAACGAACAATCGATAAAGCATCGATATGCCCCTTTTGTAACCTACGCCAACCGGTCTGGGAAGTGGAAGATTCAGAGAGTATATCCAGTCTATTTATGAATTTTGAAGATCGGAGGGTCGAATGTACACCTTCCGACGCCTTAGCGATGTTTGAGAATTACCGGGTGGATGACTTAACCAAGGTTAATTGTAATGTTCCAGCTACCGTTCTGATTATTCAATTACTCCCAGTTTTACCCCCTTCTACACGCCCAGTTGTCATGCTTGATAACAAGTACTGTGATGATGACCTGACCGTACAGTATATAGAAATTATAAAGGTGAACAACATTATTCAAACCAAAAAAGAAGCCATCACCGAAGATAATGTACCTAAGGACTTGGATAAGTATATCAAAGTATTGTACTTCCGAATAGCTTCGTTGTTCAACAACTCCTCTGGTAAATCTAAACATAATACCAATGGTAAACCTATCAAGTGTATTAAGAGTCGCCTGGCTACGAAAACGGGTCTGATGCGGGAAAATCTGATGGGAAAACGTGTGGAACAATCGGCAAGGACCGTTATTGGCCCCGAACCCACCCTATGTATGAACCAGCTTGCGATTCCAGAGGAGTTTGCGAAAACCCTTACGATAGCGGAACGGGTAACACCTTTTAATATGGAGTGGTTAACCCACTTGGTACATAATAACCGCGCTAAGTTTATCCGGAAACGTATTTCGTCATCAAGCGAACAAACCCACGAAATCAACCTTCAATACGCTCTAAAAAAGAGGGGTACGCGGCTAATGAATGGAGATATTCTTATCCGAGATGGGAAAGAGCTTCCGTATCATAGCAACCTTAATTTACAGCAGGGGGATTATATCATTCGAGAAGGTGAGTTGTTTAACGTGGTTATGGATAAACCCAAAACGATTCAATTGCAAATTGGAGATATTGTGGATAGAAATCTACAAGATGGGGATTACGTTATTCTCAATCGACAACCCACCTTACACGCTGGTTCCATGATTGCCCAGAAGGTAAAAATCATTCCGGGGAAAACTTTACGATTTAGCCTTTGTATCACCAAAAGTTTGAATGCCGATTTCGACGGAGACGAAGGTAATTTGCACGTTCCCCAAAATCCCAACACCATCATTGAGATGAAGGAGCTGTCTTCGGTTCAAAATCATATACTATCCCAACAGAATGGAAACACAAATACCGTCTTAGTACAGGACAACCTTTTGAGTCTGTATTTAATCACCCACGAAAATACACCCATTGAGAAAGAGGAGTTCTTCGATATTTGTATGTGTTTGGTGGATATCCAAGGGCAACCCTTGAGCATGGAGGACCTGCGGTCCAAGTTTACCCATTTGGGATTAGATATTACTTTTGAGACTCAAACCATCCCAAGTATATACGTCATCTCGCTTTGCTTCCCCAATACGTTGACTGTGTCATTAGAGACTTGCCAGATTTACGGTGGCAAGTGGGTTTCGGGTGTATTTACCAAGAAGGTGATGAGTCATATCATCAAAACGGTCTACCAAGTCTATGGACCCGAACACACGATGATGCTTATCAACAACCTCACTTTTGTAAGTAACAAGTGGTTATACTCGAGAGGGTTTAGCATTGGCCTCGAAGATTGCTTAACCAATAGCGAACAAAGCATGATTCCTGAAACGGTCATGCGTTGTTTCACCGAGGCCAATAGTCTTCAAACCAAGATTTACCATGAAGGAATTCGTGAGATTCGAGTACAAGGTTCTCTGAACAAGGCAAGAGATGTGGGGATGCGCATTGCAAAAGAAGGCTTGAGTTCGACCAATAACTTTCTCAGTACGGTTCATTCCGGTAGTAAAGGAGACTTCTTCAACATCGCTCAAATTGCTGGATTATTAGGACAACAAAACTTTAGAGGTAAGCGAGTTCAAAATATGCTCAACCATGGGAAACGTAGTTTGTATCATTATCCTTGGGACTTGAAAGAGGATAAGGATATTTACGAATCGAGGGGTTTCATTCGCCACTCATTCTTGAGGGGATTAAATCCACGCGAACAGTTCTTCCACGCAGTTTCCGGAAGAGAGGGGATTACGGATACCGCTCTGGGAACCGGAGAAACGGGATACATGCAAAGAAGAATCATCAAGCTCATGGAGGACATTCACATTGCAAACGACGGAACCGTCCGGGACGACTGCAACCAAGTCTACGAATTTTATTACGGAAAATACGCGTTGGATACAACCGGAACTCCAAACATCCTCGATTTGGTTTCTCAGATTAACACCGAAATCGAAAACCACGAGAGTACTACCTTCTGCAGATAGGACAATGCTTCAAGTACTTTTTATTTTCTAATACAAACTTTAAACGTCTTTCATTCCAACTACCCAAGGCCTTTTTCCACTTTGTAATCAAATCATCGTTCACAAAGAGATTAGGTTCGTTGTAATAGTCCTCTTCAATGTTAGAAGGATGGGGAAACTCCGGTCGAAATTCAGCCAATAAATTATCTTCATACCAATAGATTGTTCGTATACAGGAAACACACAGGTAATGGTTGCACCGGGGGTTTTGAACTCCGATAGCTGAGGATTGTAGACAGACGGGACATTCTTGTAGATTGTCGATCATGTCCAGAACGGGTTGACTGGGAGTGGGGTTTTCCGGGCATCGTCCAAAACGAGTACTACAATCGGTACAAACTCCTCCGTTAAACTCGAGCATAAACAAAGGAACACTATTCTGGCAAATTACGTAGTTAGGACACTCTTGTAAAGAGCAACCAAAATCACAAAGGATGCGTATACCTGACGTCAAACAATATCCTGAACCGTTACACTGCATTTATTTAAGATAAGGACGATTTTTAAAAAACTCATAGTTGACAACCCACATACTGTAAATAACGATAAAATCGAGTTCCTTTCAGGGAGTTCAATGAACCATCATCCTTCATGGTTAGGTAGATTTGCTCGATCAAATCCGAAGCAATTTCAGGCTTATCCAAAATCTTATTCATAACGGGGTCGGAATCCAAGTTCTGAATCTGTTCGGGAGTGAACTTGTATACACTTTGGCATAATCCTCCTTCGGAAGACCCTTCGCAAACTTCGTAGTTTGTGGGACCAGTCGAACAACTGGTACGTGCTTCGTAGCAAACCAAAGGAGAGTTTGCCACAGTAGGGTCAAAAGGTTCACAGTACACGTTGCAATCGCTCAACTTAACCTTATACTTCTTAAATGCAGTGTCTCTAATGATTTGTTCTCCATAGGGTAGACAAGGTCCTGACTTATAGTTTCCGAAGAAACCGTAGCTGGGGAGGGGACCACCTGTATTGGGAAAACGGGTTTCTCGGTCTTTAGACATAGCCTCGCATACTCCATCCCAGTTCATGGAACAACGAGTCGATAAATACTCCGAACAGTGTTCGTTGTACTTCCCAAAGGTCCGTCCTGGGGCCCCGTGAAGGAACTGGGAATCCATAGTATCCAAGACACAGTACAACAGTGGGTCCGAAGTAACTTGATTATTAATATCCGGTGCAAAATCCGAAATCTGACGATACATCTTTATTACCGTTTATATTTTTTTATTTTCTTTTACCGACTTACTGACAATAATTGAGTTGATTACACTTTCCACATGGCATCGAACCTGTCATCATTTGCATGACAAGTGGATCTCCTTCGGCCGGTGGGATTCCTTCGTTCGGGTCGGGTAAAGTAATCGGAAGTTCATCTTGAGTTGGGTCACAAGTGTTTGACTGGTATCGATGGTACCCCACTGGAGATTCGCATTCGTATCCATAGGTGGCGTATTGAGGCTGATAAGCCTGATAGGGCTCTCGATTTTTAGGTTCACGATAGGGTCGGGGGAACATAAAGGAGACAAACATTAACCAGATTAAAATGAAAAATAATAATATCAAACGATTTACCATCACCCCCTTACTGTTATTGATTTGAATAATCCTCATTTATCTATACTATCGAAAATGTTTGACCAATTAATTACATTACGAAACTACTCTGTATTGGATGCTTCCAAGCGTTTGGCCACGAACCCTGATACAGGCCATATCGTACAAATGATTTATTGTGGTGACGATAAACTTGACATGAGCTACTTCTATAAATGCTACAATCAACTTGAACCCAACGTCTCTCACGTCATTTTTATCTATAATATCGCAACCATCCAAATCAAAAAGCTCAAAATGTATAAGGATATCCTTAATATAGAGTTCTTAAACCTTAACGAGCTCAAACGACTACTCACCGGAAATCGTTTCGTTCCCAAGCACTCCAAACTTTCCCTAGAAGAACAACAAGCCATTATCGAACGATTCGGAAAAGATAACCTACCCTGTATTCTACATTCAGACCCCATGGTCCGATTGCACGATTTCCCCGTAGATTCCATCATCCAAATCGAACGTAACGATGCCATCTATTACAGAAGAGTAATGGAAGATTAACCACATGTTTTTAAATAAAAAAATATTTTTATGACGACTTTAAATAAATGCGCAGTATGATACGTTCCAGTTCGAGAAAGCTCTCTAAGAAGAGCTCCAAGAAAAGCTCCTATAAGAAGAAGTCAAAGGCTTCAAAGGCTTCAAAGGCCGCCATGAAGAAGTCCTACAAGAAGAAGTCCAAGTCCCTTAAGAAGTCCCTCAAGAGAAAGTCCAAGGCAAAAAGAAAGTCCCTCAAGAAGTCAATGGCTATGATGATGTTCTAACCGGTTAGAACCGATACTGAACCAATAAATACCCAATTTTAACCGGTAAATCACACTAATTTTTGATAATAATAAAAATGGTATCAAAAACAAATTATTTTATTGAAAACGTTAAAACCTAGCACCGAAATCTAACTCATCCACGTCGTCGCCTACGGTTCTTTCAACGCTCATCTGGTAGCTTGTCACACGTCCATCGAAGAAGTTGTCCTTCGAATCAAAGTTGATACGATCCATAAATCCAAAGGGATTCTGAACATTGCTAAAGAGCGGGCTGTGTCCCAATTGAAGCACAAGACGATTAGCAACAAAGTCAATATACTGACTCATCAGTTTCGCATTCATCCCAATTATCTTACACGGAATAGAGTCTAGAATAAACTCCTTCTCTATTTTTAACGCTTCACGGACGATAGCGTGAATCGTCTCATCCGAAAGCTTGCTCTGGATATACTTTTTGTATAATAATATCGCCATGTCACAGTGCAAACCTTCATCTCGGGCAATGAAGTCATTACTCTTGGTCAGTCCGGGTAAAACTCCCCTTTCTTTTAACCAATAAATACAACAAAAAGAACCACTAAAAAATATACCTTCTACACAAGCAAACGCAACCAAACGCACCGCAAATTGGTCACTAGACTGAATCCACTTGAGCGCCCAGTTGGCTTTCTGGGATACCGCGGGAATGGAATCGATGGATCGAAAAAGCATATTCTTATCCTTTTCGTCAGTGACGTAAGCATCCAAAATCTGGGCATACATCAAACTATGAATCCCTTCAATGTGAAGCTGACTTGCATAAAACAATCGCGCTTCAGGAATCTGAACTTCATTCATAAATCGAGCTGCCAGGTTCTCCATTACAATTCCATCGGACCCCGCAAAAAATGCCAGCACTCTCTTAATGAAGAACTGCTCTTCGGATTTTAGGGTCTTCCATTGCCGGACATCCTCTACGAGGTCAATCTCTGACTCAGTCCAGAACGTCTTCCTCTGAGTCTGGAATAAATCCCAAATATCTGGATAACGAATAGGAAAGATAACAAAGCGATCATTAGTAGGTTCAAGTAGGGGTTCAGTTCTAGGAGTTTGTGACATAAGGGGTTATTTATTAAATCTTACAACGATTTAAATTAATCAATTTATTTCTGCGCCTGCGGCGTTGAAATTTGCATTGTAAGGAGTTCAGCAACGGTATACTCCTTTTTAACAGGCACTTCCCTTATTTGAGTTTTAAACTTGGTTACGTAAGAGACCCGGGCACAATTATACTGCGCATATCGATATGTGAATAGGACCATCGGAATAGCACCCGAAATGACAGCCGAAATTAAGGTATACACATAAATCCCTTCGCTTGTGGTACTTTTCGCGTGGGTTTTAGTCTGGTTCTGTGTAATATCGTACCACAGGATCGAAGCCGTGGAGAAACTCAATAGACTAACGATGATTAAGCAAATCAGTAATGGGTAGAGGGAAAATGTCTTGGGGATACAAAACTTATCGGATTCTGAGCTTATATTTTTGTTTTCGTCGTAGTCGCTCGCTGACTTACATAATCTTAGCTCATTGCATCCGGGAGGGTTTTGATTGGTCTTAGTGGTGACCATATTTTGAGTTATTCTTTTCTTTACCTTTTGTTTTTTATCCGTAAGTTTATTGGAATCTTTAACCAACTCTTCTGTGTCGTATTCTGCGTCACAACGAATAATCTTTTGATTTTGAGCATAGTTGTACCCGAACGCGAGAATAGAGCATAAACAGGTGGCCAATCCTATACCGAAAGTTACGTACATAAAAGTGAGTTCAGATTCATTTAAGATTTCTTTGAATGGGGTATTTTTCCGGGTCATATAGTTATTAACATAAATCGAGTTAACACCCAGGGACAAGGCGGAGTTCAAGACGAGTAATAAGGCAAGGATATACCACATTGTGGTAAACTCTATAGGTGCATCATCGGCGTCAGTCATGTATTATTTATTATCTGTATTATCAGATAAAAAAATACTTTTATTATTGTCTTTCCCCGATAATATGAGGATATTCTTTTGAGGCCTGGTCACAACCTTTCTCACCGGAGAGGTTATAACTAAAAGCGACTGGAAACCCGAGGTACTCTTGATTAGCGTCTACGGGTCCTTGAGCTTTGCATCGAAAAGGGTTATCCTTGGGGTCTCCTTTGGGTCCGTAAAAAGCCGCGCACTCGGCTGTCCACAAGTACGGAAACATTCTACAATTCTTTCCCGGAGTCACGGTAAACAGTGGGGCCTTGTATTCGTCATCCAATTTGGCATACATGGAACGCTTATTACTCATTTATTAACTTATCGAACCATATTTTTTTTGGTAAAAATAAATGCTATTCATCATCTTAGTTTACATTGTGGTATTGTTAGCGTTATATTTTCGCAAACCGATAATGGACCGGTTTGTACCCGAATTTAACGCATTTGAACAAAAACGGCTTAAAATCTACCTTTCGAATCTTACACAAAACCCTTCTTTTAAGGACCTTGTGAACCCTCACTCTCAACCCGATTCCAAGACAGTTTGGGTTAGCTTCGACCCAAGTAGCAAACATTATTTCCAATTGACCGTTCAGGATAAGGAAACTCGAGAGGATTTGCAGGTATTGGCAGAACGTTTCAAGATGAATGGGAAACCCTTCCGTTGGTCCAGCCATACCGACTCGATCGAATGGTTTGAAAATCCCACCCTTGCCAAAACCAGGCATATCTACGGAAAGAGTATACGTACCCCCTACGCCATCCTAGGTCGACTCCGAAGTAAAACCCACTTTGGAAACATTCCTCTGGCGAAGAAACACACTCAACCATTTGAGGATAAACGTTCCGCTGTCATATGGCGAGGTGGTCCTTCTGGTACCGGTTTTCACAATCAATACGAAGATTACCTTTCCAAACCCTCAAGAGAGGATATGCTAAAACTCTGGTGTAACCATCCAGGTACACAAGATGAAATCGACGTCGGACTCATTACCAAGTGGCAATTTGAGGACTATAAGGAATACCTTAAACCAAAAATGACCATCGAGGAAATGTTGGGATATAAATACTTACTATCTGTGGAAGGAAATGATGTGGCGACGAACCTCAAATGGGCTATGGCTTCCAAATCACTAGTCTTAATGCCAACCCCTAAAGTCGAGTCTTGGTTTGCGGAATCCCAACTTAAACCATGGGTCCACTATGTGCCCATAAGAGATGATTTTTCGGACCTATATTCCATGAAGATATGGTGCGACGCCCACCCAACGGAGTGTAAAGACATAATTAGAAACGCGAATCGGTATGTAGAACAATTTACGAATGAAGAACGGGAAGTTTATTTATTTAAGTGTGTCATGGATAAGTACTTGGAACTATCGTGAGCCGTTGACAGCCTCGGCTTTATCAGGGTTTCATTTACGCATTTGATACAATTCTATCGCAGTGAGTTTGGGTTGCTTCTTCGGTCTAGTCGCTTGGGTCATCGTTGCTTGGGTATTTGTATTCTTCTTAGCGCGACTTTTCTGGTCTGCTTGAAACATTAAAAGAGCGTTCATTGCTTCTACTGCAATCATGGTTTGATGATATAGTATGCTGCGTCATTCTTCAAAATTCAATTTAATTTTATCAGAAATAAATGAATGACCTACCCAATCCTAATACGTTATCTTTTACGTATACAACTTCTGGAATTCCCAGAATTATCCATCAGACTTGGGAAACAGCTGATATTCCGGATAAGTGGAAACCCGCACAAGCGGAATGGAAACGGCTCCATCCCGACTGGGCGTATATCCTATGGACAGACGCGCACCGGAGAGCCTATATCCAGAAGTACTATCCTGAATATTTAGAGTTATACGATTCGTATGATTATCCCATCCAACGAGCAGACATGATACGGTACTTTATTCTTTACGACTTTGGAGGATTATACTCTGATTTGGACCAATACCCCAAAAAGAGTTTCGAACCCTATCTAACTGCGAGTATGGACTACTTTGTGTTATCGGCAAATCTAAACCAGATTTCTATCCATAACGGTCTCATGATTACACAGAGACACAGCTCCATCATGAAAAAAATACAAGAACAATTAAAGCTTCCTGTACCTATGTGGTCTAAGTTGACCAAACACCACAACGTTCTATTTTCGACTGGGCCATGGATGGTATCCAAGGTCGTTTTCAATTCTACTGCACCTTTTGTACTTCTTCCTAGAAAGTTATTTAATCCTTTTTCAATCATCCAACGGGCACATATTCACGATGACCTTAAAGAAACCTATCTAGAGACAGTAAATGCAGATAGTACGTGGAATAGCTGGGATAGTACAATTTTTAATTTCATTACGAAACACAACAACACTTTTTCTCTCATAGGGATTTTGGCGGTAATCCTAACTCTATTCCTATTGGTTTATTATGTGTATAGCTATCGTAAGTGTAAACGTACCTGCGCTAGTGCATGTGTAGTTCGAAGTCCAAAAGTAGGTTTGATGGAATTTTATCGAAAGGAGCCCACTTCGGGTCGTAAAAGATTTATTCCATAATTGTATGAAACTTGGTCTTGATTAGGCATCCATTCAGCATCTGGAACAGCAACTTGGCCGCGTAGGGAATATTCGTCCGAACCAACTCATTATTTCGGCATACCGTACACTCGTTCTTGTCATTAGAAATCACTCCGCAATCGTTACACACCAATACCTCAAACGCATCACTGAGGTCAAACAACTTCTCCTTTAAAAATTGGACCGAACCATGCGAAAGCATGCAATCTCTTTCCATCTCACCTAACCTCAAGCCACCATCGCGGGACCGTCCCGCGAGGGGTTGCCGGGTCAGCGACGTCACGTTTCCATACGACCTAGCGTGAATCTTGTCGGTGACCATGTGCTTGAGTTTTTGATAGTAACTGGTACCCACGAAGATCTTACTTCGAAGGGGTTTTCCAGTATATCCATCTGTCATATATTCCCATCCATGGCGTTCATATCCGTGCTTCACCAAGGTATCCTCCAAACGTTGGGCAATATTAATACTAGATTCTGAAAATGGAGTAGCATCACCCAGTTCACCCTTCAACAAACAAGCCTTTCCAACTACCATCTCTAACAACATCGATATGGTCATTCGAGAAGGTAAAGCGTGGGAGTTCATCATAATGTCGGGTACGATACCTTCTCCCGTAAAAGGCATATCTTCGGTCGGAAGAATGAGGGCACAGGTTCCTTTCTGGGCTGCCATATTGGCAAACTTGTCTCCAATTTCGGGAATGCGCACTTGTCGGATAATGATTTTAATCAACCGATTTCCATTTGGGGTATCAATAGACTCTACACGATCGACTATTCCTTCTTCGTCCGATAATTCCGAGCAGTCCGATACGTGTTCAATGCGCTCACCATCCTGGTATTCCACCGATTGGACAATCTGACCCACGATGACGTCATTTCTCTTCAGAATGGCTCCCTTACGGACTAGCCCACGAGAGTCTAAATGGTAGTAGTTCCATTCAGGCTTTTGTAAGTTCACAGGAGGAATACAAATGCGTTTACATGATTCTCCCTTAAAGGTTTTATCCTCAAATGTGTACGTGTGATAACTATTGGAACAGAATAAACCTCTTTCGATGGCTGCTTTGTTAATAATTATACTGTCTTCTGCATTCCAACCTCCATGGGTACTAATCGCAACGATGCAATTAATACCAGCAGGCATTTCATGCATACCAACTAAACGCGCGCTTTGCGTTGAAACCAAGGATTTTTGAGGGTAATCCAAAGTATGGGAAACCGCGTCGTAACGATAACGATAGTTTGTCGCAAACATCCCAATAGCTTGTTTCATCATACTGGATTCGTATACATTACGTGGACTCTGGTTATGGTCCATGAACGGAATCGCTCCAGCACAGATACCCAACAACAAAGACGGGTGGATTTCACAGTAATCTCCCTTTTCGTGTGGATACATGGCTATAACTAAGGTCTGAACTTCATTTGCATCTAACCATTCGATAATTCCAGAATCCACTGCCTCTGAGAAAGATGAAAAATTATTCAAACGCTCGTACAGATTCGGAGCGTCATAAGGAGCCTTCAAGAAGGGACGGATTAATCTTCCCTTGTCGCAAAATATACGAATTTCCCGTTCGGTAAAATCCCATCCGATAGACACGTCTTGGGGAAGGACACGTTGGATTCGCAAGTTTTTGAGTTGAAGTGTGGTTTCTTCCGGACAAGATGAAAACCCCAAGATTATTCCATTCAGAAAGACTACGCTGTCTTGAGGTTCTTGTTCGGAGTGAATGGTTTGAAGTCTACGCATAATAACTTGTTTGATAAACGCAAAGGAGTGTGCTTCACTCGTACGTGTAGTCAGGGTCATATTCAGTACGATACCACAGGATTGCCCTTCGGGGGTTTCGTACATGCACGTATAACCAAAAGAAGATGGATGGATTTGTCGAATTTTAAAGTTTTTCCCCTCTTTTCCGACCGGTATAACAATCCGTTGAAGATGGGAAATCATTGCAATATACGATAGACGATTCAGTACCTGACTTACACCTTGGCGAATATAAGTATTTCGTTGAACACCCCATTTACCGGTAGAGAAACAATACTTGATATTTTTAGTAATCGCGTTATCCATCTTGATAAAGATATCTACGAGATTTGTATTTTTTTCGTATTCACTCTCCAAATCAAGTACGGCACTTCGATATAAACTTTTAAACAATTCAGAGATGAGTATACCGCTATTCTCGAAACGTTTGTTTGCCAGGTTATCCTTATCGTGAACGCAAAACTTGCCTGATTGTACCATAAACAAACGGTAGGCCATGTATACTAAAAGGTCAACTTTTTGGTTTTGAGGTGAAAACACCCCTAAATGTGGGAATAATTCGATATCGATGACTTGTTTGGCATAATCAACTAGATTTGTTTGAGATTCTATTTTGGTTCCCAGTGAACCGATATATCGTAACGCATCCTCCGCGGTTTGAAGGTCCATCGACTTCATTTCGCGCATCATATACTGAACCGCGTATGAATTGTCGACCGAGTATAATTTTAGGCGTTTCTCGAGTTCAACGGAATCCACTCCCATCGCAAGCATCAAAGTGGTAAAAGTAATGCCACTTTTAATATGGGGAAGATAGTATGTAAGAATATTACCGTTAGCACTAATACTGGCTTGAATGAGAACCGAATGATTTGTATCTTCAGACATCGAGCGTATTTCTGCTTTGTACGTATTATTTTTGTCTTCGAATACATATACCGTATTGTAATTATTTCTCTGTTGGGTTACCAATACTCTGTCAATTCCATTGATTATAAAGTAACCTCCAGGGTCGTTTAAGCACTCCTTAAAAGCATACGAATGCTTGTTCAAAATGCAGTACTTTGAACGTACCATAATTGGCATATGGGCTAGTGCGACACGGTCGTAGTACGTTCGAACTCCATTCTTGGCTTCCATTACCGAGACATACACGGGAGAAGAGTATGTCAAATTCTTCTGGTGACAATCACGAGGGGTAATGGATATTTTCTTTCTCGATTCATCGTACAAGTAAGGGGTAGAAATGTATACGTTGTCAATTTGAATTTCAACCTCTATACCTTTCGAAGTGGTAAACCGAATCGGAGTAGAGTTCACGATATGGCGAATACCATGACAAATGAAGTGGTCAAAGGAATGAATATGGTGATGATTCACTCCATATTCCTGATACCATTTCTGAAGTAAGGTGGTCATTTCTTTAAGAGGGGTACTTCATAAGTAGCTTTCCTTGATAGGATTTCAATTTATTATTCTTACTGATAATAAATGGCACGTTTATATAATCTCCGTTCCCGGAACCGAAGTCGTAACCGAAGTCGTAACCGAAGTCGTAACCGAAGTCGTAACCGAAGTCGTAACCGAAGTCGTAACCGAAGTCGGTCCGTAAAGTACACTATCGTCATTCCTCATCCAGAGAGACGAAACCGCGATTTATATTTGGAGATTCCATCACCGCGGAGTTGTTCCCCGCGTCGTCGACGTAACCGAAGTCGCCATTATTGCGGGAACCGAACCGTTTTACCGCAGGGTTATTCCCGTAGAGGAAGCCGTTACGAATGTCTTCGTACGGGCTTCGGAGCGGGGATGTGTTCGATATACCATCAATAAAATGATTTAAATACCCCTGTGAGAAAATTTTCAAAATATTTAAAAAAAATGTTGCTACTAATAAAAAACAATGGCTGCTTCGTTAGTATCTAGTAATTTGACTTCGGGATTTATCGATCTCGCTACGTTCGACGAGTTGGAAAAGTACATGTATGGTGGAAAGAACGCCATCACCTACTTTGTCCGTGAAACCCGTAAATCCACCTGGTTCACCCAAGTTCCCACCGTCTTGAGCAGAGGTTCCGGAACTGCCGATTTCGGACAGGAATGGTCCGCCAACATTTCCCGTGCTGGTGACTACCTCCTCCAAGTCTGGCTTCGTGTAGAAATCCCATCCGTCGGTCTGAAGGACGACGACCAAAACGCTGGTCTCCAACTCCGATGGACCAAAAACTTGATGCACAACCTCATCCGAGAATCATCCATTACGTTCAATGACCTGTCCGCTGCCCGTTTGGACAACTTCTTCCTTGACTTCTGGGCCGCATTCACCGTACCCGCTGGAAAACAAATTGGATACAGCAACATGATCGGAAACTACTCCGACCTCCTTACCCCCGCTCCCGCTGGTTCCAAAATCAGAAGCTTCATCCTCAACCTTCCCCTACCCTACTTCTTCACCAGAGATTCCGGTGTAGCCCTCCCCACCGCTGCTCTACCCTATAACGAAATGAGACTCCAATTCTGGCTCAGAAACTGGAACGAACTCCTCATCGTCGACAACACCGTCGTCGTACCCGGAGTCAACCCCTCCAGACCACCCGTCGCAAGCGAACTCATCGACGGTGAACCCCACCTCAGCAACGTATACGTTTGGGCCAACTACGCCATCGTATCCAACGATGAACGTAAGCGAATGGGTTGCGCTCCCAGAGATATCCTCATCGAACAAGTTCAAACTGCACCCGTACAAACCTTCAACCCACTCAGCAACAGGGGACCCTCATACGACATCCGTTTCGCACACGCCATCAAGGCCCTCTTCTTCGCCGTCAGAAACACTTCCACCGCATCGGAATGGTCCGTATACACTAACACCTCACCCAAAATTGGAGCTGGAGCAGTCGACTTCAACCCCCCATACCCATCCGCCACAGACCCCATCCTCAGTACCACCCTCATCTACGAAAATACCCAACGTCTCAGTCAAATGGGCTCAGACTACTTCGCCCAAGTTCAACCCTACTTCCAACCCTCCGCCGTCATCCCCGTCGAAACCGGATACCACATGTACTCATACAGCCTGGATTTCATCTCTTTGGATCCGATGGGAAGTACAAATTTTGGCAAATTGACAAACGTTAGTATAGTGCCATATGCAACTGACGAATGTGTTGCCGCTGCAAGTGGATTGAACTCCACCGGTGGAGGCTACTTCCCCAACAAGTACAGCTTCATCGTCGTGGCTGTCAATAACAATATTATCAGAATTAGTGGAGGAGCCCTAGGTAAAAAAGGGAAGCCTAGAAAAGGAAGATGCCAATTTGGTTGTGCACTGACCAAATTGGGAAAACAGTCGAACATGCACCTGACTCTTGGATGTTAGAGTTGGATATAACTTCCTAGTCCGTTTAACGGGCAAGATGATTTATAATGACGGGAAACTCCTAAGAGCTCTGACTACCACCCTCGTCTTGAAAAACTCGAGGGGAACACGATTAATGGTCGTACCCAATGGTAAGAACGTCAGAGATTGGACAATCCGCGGGCAATGTTTCTACATCCGCCATGACTAGGACATGAAACACCCTCAACGACTGCCGGGTCATCGGTTGCAAAAGTACTTAGTCCGTACTAGCAGCTTAAGGTACAGTCTGGCCCTACTTGAAAGAGTAGGGATAACAAAACCGTTCCCTGTTTTGTAAAAAACACGATTCAAAAATATTTCTGCTTTCCAAAACAGTAATATTTCAAGTCTGATTTAAGTATGAAAAGATTAACGAATGTAATAGAGGTCTATCGGATATCCGATAGACCCCGCTTGTACTACAAACTACTTGTAAATATTTAATTCTAAAGAGCAGGAACATTGACTTGATTTTCTAGCGCCCATACTTTAATTTTTAGTAGTTTATTTTCAAGTTCCTGATATCGCTCAGATAACTCATCGTATCTCAGTCGAATATCATGATGGAACAAGAACTGTTCTACGCGTTCAATAAACTGCCGAAGTGTCGTAGTGGGCTTGAAGACCTCTTTTTGACGATTATATGTTACTTGAAAAGGAAACAGATCCTTATGTACATCCCTTTCCATAGGACGCCCGGATACTCGTATCAATTTGATGATACGATATTGTGGGTATTCACTCTCACAAGAGTTATGCTTATCGTTGCGTTGCACGATATTTCCATCTGAAAATCCAACTTTAACGAGGCCTCTGCCTATGTACGCTATGTAGATTGTACTATAATGTGTAAACTCATTCATGCTTACTAATCGTTCTAATTCTATTGCTTCGGAATCAATATCCGTTAACGCTGTAAAACCTTGTATTGGACGGCTCAAAGACACGGAACCTGTACTGAGCAATTTCTCAATCCACTCCGACACATTTAAAGCAAATGTTGGACTTATCCATTGAGCAATTTGAATGGCAACCCGAGGGTGAACCCAAGTACCACGTTCTTCGTTTTTACCTGTTAAAACAGAGTCAATTAATTGTTCTCTTTTCAAGTCTATTTTTTCAGCTAATAAACTTAAAAATTCATGAGCCTGACCATTTTCGCACCAATGTCCAAAAAGTTTCCCACCCGCTTTACACAGTTGGGTCACATTTACGTAATGGTCTCCCGGTCTCGAAATAATCTCAACTCCACCTAGGGTGAATCGGTCTTCCTGTTGTCGCACTTGTTTGTCTAGTTCTTGAAGTGTAGCAATCAATTCTTCTCGAGTTTTTTGAATGTATTCCGTAACATTGCGTTCTTTACAGATTAATTTGAGCTTGTACAAACTCATATCTTCGTAAGCTTGATTGAAGATATCCTTGGATTCTTCCGCTATTTGTTGACGTTTGATTTGGATTCGTTCTATTAGCGCATCCTTATTCAGATGAAGGGAAGTCACTCCAATATCTTTAGCAATAGCTTTCAATTGATGCATATTCAACAACTTAAGATTTTCGGGTATTTGATTTTCAACTATTTGTACTTCAGATACAGGTTTCCAAAATAATGTTCGACGTCTTTCTACCATTTCTAACATCCGACTATGTAATGTACTTAAAGCTTTAAAATTAGCGGTACCAAAAGTCATACCGTGTTTTTTTGCTTCTTTACCTAAAGCTACTTTTGAAAGCTTTTCCCAAGATTTAATGACAATGTCTTCAATCGGCACATGAGCAAGCTTTACAAAAGCTTTCCACTCGTCCGTTGGTAGCACTTCTCTAGGTCGCTGATACAAAGCATCATCTTTTTCTTCTGGGTGTTCTTTCGCATGTTTCAACGTGACAATCCAATCTTCTATTAGAGCGGAACTTACAAAAGTACCTCCTCCTCTTTTACATTTTCCAGTAAAGAAACGCGCGGTCTGTTGTTTACCTACACAATACTGAGCTTCTAGAAGTAATTCTAGGGTGACATTAACGTCTTTGCACTCCTGTTGGAATGCTTGGGGATTTGTAAACACTCGTGGTGCCATCTTCGTTATTTTATGATAGAAGTCTATGTTTTTAAATTAACCATGTTGACGTTTGTATGGGTCATTAACTTTTATCACGATACATCTAAAAGGTTCTCCTAAACCCGAAAACGATAAAAAATAAATCGAAATTTTATCGCCGTGGGAAGGCTGAATTTTACAAAATGGAATACAAGGTGCAAAATCGGTATACTGCAACGCTTGGGTACCGTTGGTATTTTGCAACCTACAGAGAACTGGTTGTAGATAAAGCCACGGTTTTGCGAGAGTTCGATGATGAGGACCAATGTTGTGGAGATGTCAAAAGTATTGTCATGAATGATGAAATAAGGGGGTACTATCACATCAATAGACACGAGGATGACCTGTGTGTCAATTACTGCGTAGAACTTTTTGGACAATCCAATCTCACTTGTTCCATACCCATCTATACCGTCAGTCAATCATGGGACAATATTACAGATGCCTTCAGAGAAGAACCTGAAAATGTAAAAGTCAAAATTTTTGAATTTTGCCTTAAAACCCACTTCCTGTGCAAATGCGGAGGAAAAGCCATCGAAAGACTCGGGAACAGGTGCGAGACGTGCTTCCTGTACAACTTCAAAAGAAAAGACGACGACCGCTGTGCTATCTGTCTAGAGGACGAGGGAAGATGGATCCAACTCTCTTGTTTACATGTCATACATCAACACTGTTGGGATTCCAACAATACCAATAGCTCCAATGGCTTCTTGATGAAATGTCCTATATGTAGGACACGTGTCCAACCCAAAAAATGCTACAAAAACTATCCATACAGTGTACCCACTTCTGTCATGAATTCAGCTTAAAACCTCCTCAAAGATGATTTAAAGATGAATCTCGCGTCCATTTTTTGTTACTACTTTGTCCGAGTCTTTTTGTTGGTTGTCGGAGCCGATGAAGAGGATACCCAAACCGTACTCGAATTGTTCACCCCACTCGAAACCGATAAATAAAATATTATTACATCCTTAAATAAAAAGATGACTTTATTCAAAATTGTTTTAATGCTCCAACTGATATTCATTCCCCTTGTAGAACCTGCAGTAAGTCGTTTCCCCACATTTCAAGAATTCTGTAGACGATTTAATAAAACTTGTTCCTCCTCCTCGGGAAGTCGAAACTTGGAATATCGGGAAAGAATTTATTACTCAAACATTGACCTTATGGAAAGACACAACTCTGACTCTAAATTTAACTATACATTGGATATTAATGAATGGGCTGATTTGACATGGGATGAGTTTAAGCAGGAACGACTAAGAACGTTAGCCAATTTGCCTCCATCAAGGTATGTTCCCTTGTCTCGAAATGTTAGAGAAGTTCTCGATTGGAGAACCCTCGGAAAGGTTAGTCCAATTAAAAATCAAGGGCCTTGTGGAAGTTGTTGGGCCTTTTCCGCAGTATCAGCCTTAGAAAGCGTAGTCGCGATTAAATCCAATCGTCTCTACGACTTTTCCGAACAACACCTTGTAGACTGTGATACCTCTAATTTGGGTTGCAATGGGGGATTAATGTCAAGGACGTATAACTACATGAAACGAAATGGAATCACTCTTGAGAGTCAGTATCCTTATGTGGCTACCAAAGGTGTGTGTCAACGAAACAATACGGTATTTAAAGGCGTAAAGGGATTTCAAACCGTTCTGGCGAGAGAAAGTTCCTTATTTACCGCAGTAAAGAGTCGACCGGTTTCGGTAGGTATAGAAGTAGATACCCTTTTCCGATTTTACAAATCGGGAGTTTATAATCGTGGAACCTGTACTAATCGTCTGAATCATGCTGTAAATATCGTCGGATTTGGTACGGAGAACAACCTGGATTTTTGGATTGTACGCAACTCATGGGGAGGCGAATGGGGAGACCGGGGCTACATCAAAATGATTCGAAATAGAAATATATGTGGAATCAATAATTTGGTTTCCTATCCGGTTGTCTGATTATTCGCAGTTTTAAGAGCTTGAATTTCATGCTTGAGTTCTTCAATTTCTTTGACCAACGCATCGACTTTGTCCTGTTCGTTTTTGCGTTCTTCATTGAACTTGGAACATGCATTCAGTAACACCTGGAGGATGCTATTTCCTTTTACTTGGGAAATGTAAGGTAGTGCCTCGCTAATGGTCAACAAGGCCCCGGAAGCGATGGAAATATAGTAAGTAAGGGAGTCAGTCATTTATTTATGGATTGTTTTCCTTAAATAAATGAGTAGATACAGTGAAGAAACTTCTCTGAAGGAAATCCTGAACCAAGGAAGAGAATACTTCAAAATTGCCGAATCAGAGGAAGAAAAAGACGGATTTCCACTTATGAGTCAGTTTACCTTGTGGAGACCTTACAATTTCCAAGTCCCCCAACTACGTGAATTCGTCTTTCTCCAAACAGCGGCTTATCTTAGGCAATATACAAAGGATACCGAAAAAATAGTCTGGATCGAAGACAACGAAGAGTACGATTGCTCTTTTGAACCCGATGAAACTGGTAAAAAATGGGAAATAAACTTCAACTCAAATACGGTAAAAGATATCCAGGACTTCCTACAAGACCCTAAAATACTTGTTATCGTCGTGAACATCGCAGTTAAGGAAGATGAGGTCACTATTGGTGAAGTACCTATTTTTATTTACAAGAACCTTGAGATGGTTGAGTACTATTATTGCGACGGTAGATTTTTTAAACAAAAACTAGGAAAAACCTTAATAAAGAGGTTTAAACAGATTTTTGAAGACTTGCAGTTTGGACCACCTTACAAATACTTTTTTATTTCAGATGAAAAAGAACCCCGAAGTATACTAAAGGAGTTCTTTGAAATGTTTCCCTTCGTTTATACTAAAGTGTACCTCAATGAACAGTTTGCATCCTTTGATTACCTGTGGCACATATTCCTCCTTATTTACGTTCGTCTAAACGTTGATAACCCATATGACCAAGAAGATGCCTTATCGATTACAAAATTTGTGCGTTTAGACCCAGGATTGAAGTCAAAATTTTATACCGCTTTCTACGTCTTCTTACAAGTATACAGTGAATTCATCTGGAACCGGTGCCCACCCGGATTATTGGAAAACGTCAGAAGCGGTGTGATACCTCAAGTTGAGGTCGATGAAAAAGCCCTTAATAGTACTAAGCTTGAAATCGAACAAATCGTCCAGACCCTAGACCGACGTATGGTCGATAAAATCAAAAGATTATTCCGGTCGGGAAAGAGCGTCAAGGAAATCGGTTCTTGGTTATACAACCGAAAAGTGGATCGATTGACCATCCAAAGTATACTGGTACTGTTCCCTGAGTACATAGGTATGATGAACCAAGTGTATACCGTAAAATTATTCTCACTCATCGAACAAAGACTGAATAAGCTACAAGATAGCACCATTCGAACATCGGAAGAATTAAACCTATTCGTGGTTCCTTCTTTAACCTTGGTACAACTAAAGCTGTTTGAAAATATTTTCTCACCTCAAAACGACAATCCCTTCGATGCGATGGTATCCATCAAGTTAAATGGCGAGGCACTCGCAACTTATTCCAAAATTCTTGAACGTTTATTTAAGAATACCCAAATGAGTTTTTAACGAGTGAAACGTCAGAACTTCAGAGATGATAGTTTTCCCGGAAGAGGAAACATATCGGGTTATAAATCACTCCATCGGGAGTGTATAACGTATTCACAAACGACTTACGGAAGTCTTCAATGCTCAAGTTTCCTCCGTAGACACTTAACAGTCTCCAATGGGGTGCTTTCTTCTGTTCCGTCAGGTTGAAAATCTCTCTGAGGTAGTACTCTGAATTCTGATAGATAGGGTCGTACTTGTTACTGTCAATGTAAGCCAAACAACACTCGGTTGAACAAAACACCCCGTCCACGTAGTACTCTTGATACTTGGAGTCCTGTATGGAGTCTTGAATCTTGTAGCTCTTGTTATTGATATTCGAAACATACGTTTTGACCAGGGGCTGATGAATTTTCTCTACAGGGCAAAAAATGGGCGGCGTAGTAAATGGATGCCTGTCCCAAAAACAATGAAAGGACTTGTTTTGGTGCTCATATACACTGGAAATCTTCGTATTATGGGTATTTTTAAGCTCATCGATTAGGGTAATATTCTGCTTAAAGTGTTGCAACTCCGAAATCTTAGTAGACTCACACGGAATAAATTTCTCCGAAAGAGCAGCTCCAGAGTTAGTAAACTTAAAGTCGTATTGCTTATCTATCTCGTCAGGCTTGACACCGGAAAGTTTGAATACGTGTTGTTTCTTCTTACCGGACATCTTCAAATAAGGGGTGGATTTATATCTATACCTCTGGGTTATAAATCAATTTTTTCTTTATAATAACTTTATAATAAATGATTCCATCGATTCTTGCTCTCGTTCTATCCACAACTGGATTATCGGAAATATCGGACTTGGAAAAGAACCAAGACCCCCAAAAAAAATATACGTTTCCATTTCAGACTTATGAAGAAGCTAAGAAATTCCAAGCACTTTTTGTCGCTGCTACCGTTATCTCTGTGTGCACTCTTCTCGTAGCTATGGGTTTAATTTTTATACCTGGCTCTTTCTCGAAAGATGACACAGTAACCGCTAGAGAGAAATTGGCAAGAGCCTACATAGGGTTTGAATGTCTCTCTTTCATTGCT